TATTAATGCATCTGGTCCAGATTTCCATGAACTCGTAGAATATCTTAAGGTTTATGGTGACAAGGTTGGTTATGTTGCTGGGGATTTTTCCAAGTATGATCTTGGTATGTCACCAGATGTTATCTTGGCAGCTTTTGGTTGCATGATTGACATTGCTCGTCTTATGAAATATGAAGAGCGAGACTTGTTTCTTATGCAAATGATTGCTAATGAGGTTGCTAATCCAGTAATTGCTTACCATGGAGAACTTATCCGCATGTCTGGTAGTAACCCTTCGGGGCAGAATATGACTGTTTACATTAATGGAATTGTGAATGCGATTTACCATCGATGTGTCTACAATCGTGTTGTAAAAGACAAATCACTGTTGTTTGAAGACAACGTTCGCGTGACTTTTTACGGTGATGATAGTCTTTTTGCTCCAAGTGAACAAGTAAGTGAACATTTTCATTTTAACACACTTTCCCGAGAATTCGCTCGAGTTGGAATTAAATACACTCCTGCCGATAAATCGGATAGTGCCCCTGATTTTGTTACTCTTGAGAATGTTGACTTTTTAAAGCGTACTCCCATTTATAATCCTGATTTGGAAATGTACTTGGGCGCTTTGTCAAAAGAGTCAATTTTGAAGTCCTTATTTTGCTCTGCAAGTGATACACTCCCTCCTAATATTGCATCTGGAGTTAATTTAGATGGTAGTATTCGTGAGATGTTTAATCATGGGCGTGGGCCTTATGAGGAATGGCGAGAAAAAGTCCAGACTATTGCGTCTCGACACAATTTAGGTGCGTTTGTTAACAACCTTAATGTGTCATATGAGAGCTATCTGGCAAATTTTGTACGTAAGTACTGCCCCGAGCCTGAATCTCTATAAACTTGTCATAAACGCGGACTGCCTCGCGTTGTGTTAAAGAGCAGACTACATATTTGGATACCGTTATTGTGACTATTTTTTCTCACGTGTCACAGTGATAGGCTTTATGTTTTAGGAATTAGATGTATTTACATAGGATTTGTCCACCAATTTTGAGATCGTGCTGCATTTAGTTTGACACTACTTGTGCAGCATTAGTATTAATGTGTTACCAATTTTAATTTATTTAGACGGTTTACGAAGCCCC